TAACCAGAAGAAGGCCGGACTGGAGACACGGGATCAGGCAAAGACATTCATCTACGCTCTGATCTATGGTGCCGGTCCTGCGAAGATCGGGGCTATCGTCGGAGGATCAGCGAATGATGGAAAAAAGTTGATTGATAACTTCATGTCATCCCTTCCGAAACTCCAGCGGCTGAAGCAGCGGGTTGACATGACCGTCCAGAAGCAGTACATTCCGGGCTTGGACGGCCGCAGGGTTCCGGTGGAACACCAGCACACAGGACTTAACTACCTTCTTCAGGGAGCCGGGGCTATCATCTGCAAGCACTGGCTAATCCAGATGTATCAGATTGCATCTGAACAGGAACTCAGAGCAACACCCATTGCAAATATCCATGATGAAATGCAATGGGAAGTTCATGAGAATGACGTGGATAAACTAACAGGAGCAGCCCATGAAGCTATAAAGAATGTCAGAGAAATTCTTAAGTTTCGTTGCGATCTTGGATGCGATGTCAAGACAGGAAAAAATTGGGCTGAAACCCATTGACACCAAGATCACCTATGCCTATATCAGGCTTCCTACCTACACACACAGATACACATAAAGGAATATACACAAATGGCTAAGACTCCCGCAGCTGATACCACCAATAAGTCAGAGCGTTTCATTCTTTCAGGCAAGATGTTTTACGGTCATCTTCACCCTGAGTTTCCGGATACCGCCTATACTCCCCGTTGGGGTATGGCCCTGTCACTCGACAGTGACATGCAGGATGTTGCCTCATCCAATGGCATGACCATCAAGGATGCAACCGGCATCATGAGCAACCCCTACGTCAGCCTTCATAAGAATGTGAAGAAGTCTGATGGTGCCTCGAATGAGCCCCCGCTTGTTCTGGATGCCAAGAAGAACGCCGTACCGTTGGATGTTCTGAATCGACTTGGCTGGGGTTCAGACGTAAAGGTTCTGGTTGCAAAGTTCTGGATGTCCAAGTGGAAGAAGTGGGGCTATACCCTCGAAAAGGTACAGATCATCAACCTTGTGGAATACACTGGTGATGATGGTTTCAGTGAAGAAGAAGGCTTTGTTTCATCAGGTGATTCAAATCCTGATGATGATCTGCCTTTCTAATAATCAGGTAGACCGATGACGCTTTCCAATATCGTTGAAGATATTCGGGCAACCATTGAAAATGGTGAGTCTTCTCCTTCTGCAAAAGACTTGGGTATCTTCCTTGAAGAAGTAAGGAATGCCGTCATCGGTCTATTTGACAGGAGGGATTCAAGAGATACTGAAGAGAATAATATCCTCCGCTTCTCTTCATTGGGGAAGAAAGATAGACAGCTGTGGTACAAGGCACACACTCAAAGTGATGCCTCATATTACCCCCTTCCATATGACACAGCACTGAAGTTTACCTATGGAAATATTCTTGAATCCCTCCTCCTTCTTCTTGTAAAGACAGCAGGTTATGATGTCTCTGATTCCCAGAAGGAATATGAACTTGATGGGGTTCGTGGGCATATCGATTGCAAGATCGATGGCTATGTTGTTGATTGCAAAAGTGCATCAGGCTACTCCTTCGGTAAGTTCAAAAAGGGTGATCTTATGGATGACCCCTTTGGATACATGCACCAGCTTGGTGCCTACATTCAAGCTGACGGCATGAAGAATGAGGGAGGCTTCCTTGTTATCAACAAGGAATCAGGTGAAATCTGTTATATGCCTGTGCATGATTTAGAGTTACCCAATGCCAGAGAACGAATCAAGGAAGTCAAAGACATCATCTCAAAAGAAACTCCGCCCGAAAGATGCTACAAACCAGCTAAAGCTAGGGATGGTAGAGAGTATCTCAAGACAGGGTGCGTCTACTGCGACTTCAAAGACAAGTGCTGGGAAGACTCGAACCAAGGAATCGGCCTCGTCTACGAAACAGGATCGGACGGTAAGACACGATACTACACCAACACCATGGGTGATCCATTCTAAGGATCAAGGTGAGCCTGATCCCAAGTGGTTCTTTGGCTTTTTATATCTTGTCTATAACAAAAAGAACGGCAAGAAATATATAGGTAAGAAGCAGTACAAACGATATCTGAAAAACAAACCAGTTGGATTCACCGATTGGAAAACATACAAGGGTTCTTCCAAGTACCTCAATCAAGATATCAAGAAGTACGGGGTTAATAATTTTATTTTCATCATGATTCGACAGTTCGAGACTCGTGGTGGACTTACCTACTATGAAGCCAATGCTCAACACAAGCTTGACGCCTTGACTTCAAGGCTGGACGGCGTGGAAGACAGAGAGTATTACAACGCCAATATCATGGGGATTAAGTTTATCCCCAAAGAAGTTGTTCCTGAATTCAACCAATTACTAGAGGAAATAATCAATGACTATTGCAAACACTAAGACTGTTGAAGATCATCTGACCAATGTTGGCCATATCTCAGCACGGGAAGCCATGCTGGATTACGGCATCGTTTCTCTCCGAGATGTTATCTATCGCCTTCGACAGAAGGGATACCATATTATCTCAGAGGAGCGTCAGAATCCTGTGACAAATAAGAAGTACATTCGTTACTGGCTTTACAGAAATTACAGAAGCTATCTAAAGACAGCCTGATATAGAGATGCTTCTTCTTGATATAGAAGAATCAGATCATGATGATCTGGACTATGTATCATTGAATATGCTCAGGACTTCAGATCAAGACTGGAGTCCTGAGCAAATTCTCTGGCTTGCCGTTGTAGCGCAGGCCCTCCTTGATGCTACCAAGGAACCACGGGATACAGACTCAGAAGCAATCATAGAACACCGTAGAGCAGCAACCAGATGGCTTACTGTTGTTTCAGCATGTGTTACCGCAGAAGACATGGAAGAAGTATGCGAGCTTGCTGGAATATCTTCAGAGAGAATTAGAAAGCTGGCCACCAATATACTGGTTGATGGTCTCCCTTTTGAAAGATTCAGAATCAATGCGCTGCTCGACAGCACAACAAAGGAGAATTAATTATGGTAGATGTATGGGTTACTCTTATCGTATTCGCTTTTATGCGGGGACCCGGAGTTCATACTACGCCTCTTTATATGGGCGATGATCCTGCACGGTGTGAGCAGGTGGCTGAGGATTTCAATAATATTTATGTTGACTTCCCCTATAAGAAGGCCCTATGTCTGAAGGTCGGCACAGTATATGATCCCGTTGAAGACGCCCTTCCATATCAGGAAAATGCTTAAGATGAGTGATGATGACAAGGTTAATCACCCAAGCCACTATAAATCAGGTGGTCTGGAAGTCATTGATATTATCGAAGCCAAGCTATCCCCGGATCAGTTAAAGGGATATTATCTTGGTAATATCATGAAGTATGTATTTAGACATGAATACAAGGATGGTATCACAGACCTCAAGAAGGCCCGCTGGTATCTTGATCGGCTTATTCAGAATGTCGAACAAACCTGATACCAGAAAGATAACATGGAAAGATGCCAGAGGGGGTCAATCTAACTGGTGTCTCTACGATCCTGCTGATTATACCCCTGCAATCGTTACAACTATTGGACAGGTGTTCAAGGAAACAGAAGAGTATATAGTTCTTCTTTCTTCTTTTTATGAAGACGGGCCTAATCAAATCATGCACCATAATGGTGTCCTGATTCTTAAATGTAACATCATAGCTGATAAAAAACTTAAAGGATAAAGACTAATGGATATTGATGAATATCAGATCAATGCCTCAAAAACAGCGATCTATCCAGAAGATTCAAAGGTAATCTATCCTGCCCTTGGATTGGCAGGAGAAGCCGGAGAGGTATCAAACAAGATCAAGAAGACACTCCGGGGTGACATCTCTATCGAGGATATCCGCCACGATCTTATCCACGAGATCGGGGATGTCCTCTGGTATATCTCAGCGCTTTGCTCTGATCTTAATATCCGCATGTCATCCGTGGCTCAAATGAATCTTGACAAACTGAACAACCGCCTTCAGAATGACATGCTTGGCGGAAGCAGCATGAGGGAAAAAGCCAAGGAACAGGAAGACACGGTTGCCTACCTAAAGAAGAGAGTCATAGAGCTTGAGACACGCATTCGTAACTCTTTGCGTCATCCTTAATTTGATATAGAATCAAGGCTTATCCGAAAATGATTGATCGAAACATTCCAGATTACGTCTCCTCATTCAGAGACAGCGTGAGACTTGCTAACCGAATCCGAAACTACTGGTTGGAGAAAGGGAAGGAAGTCCATGTTTATGTTGAGAAATTTATGGTAGGAACATCTGGGCCATTCTATCAGATCAGATCAGATATTAACCTCAAAGGATTTCAAAATGACGATCTCTAACCAACTCCCAACCCTATATCAGCAGTATATCCATCTATCCAGATATTCCCGCTGGAGTAAGGAGGAGGAGAGAAGAGAGACATTCTCTGAAACAGTTGATCGTTATTTTTCTTTCTTTGAGGACCAACTAGGTTCTGATCTTCTAACCCCAGAACTAAGAGAGTATCTGGAAAACAAGGTCCTCTCGCTGGAGGTAATGCCTTCCATGCGCTGCCTGATGACAGCCGGGCCTGCTCTGAAACGGGAGAACATTGCCGGGTATAATTGTTCCTACCTCCCCGTCGATCACCCCCGTGCTTTTGATGAAACCCTGTATATTCTCATGAATGGTACCGGGGTCGGGTTTTCTGTGGAAGAAGACTATACCCGAAAGCTCCCTATCGTTTCCGAGAACATGGAACAATCTGACTCTGTCATCATCGTTGATGACTCTAAGGAAGGCTGGGCACGTGGCCTCAGAGAACTCATTGGGGCTCTCTACCAAGGCTCCATTCCCAAGTGGGATCTGAGCGCTGTCAGGCCAGCCGGGTCTCTGCTGAAGGTCTTTGGCGGAAGGGCATCAGGCCCCGCTCCTCTTGATGACCTCTTTAACTTTACCGTTAACATTTTTAAAAATGCAGCAGGAAGACGGCTAGATCCAATTGAGTGTCACGACCTGATGTGCAAGATCGGGGATGTCGTTGTGGTCGGCGGTGTTCGTCGTTCAGCCCTCATCTCACTCTCAGATCTTTCTGACGTCAACATGCGTACGGCCAAGAGCGGGGAATGGTACAAGTATGAGCCTCAGCGGGCACTTGCAAATAACTCTGTATGTTACAAGAAGGTCCCAACTATCGGTGTCTTCATGGAAGAGTGGCTAGCTCTATACAATTCCAAGAGCGGGGAACGTGGCATCTTCAATCGTCTCGCCGCCAAGCAGCATGTGTTAAACAGCGAGCGAAGAAACTCTACTTATGACTTCGGAACCAATCCATGTTCAGAGATCATTCTGCGGCCGAACCAGTTCTGCAATCTGACAGAGATTGTCTGCCGTCATAACGACACTCGTGAAACCCTGATGGACAAGGTCAAGGCCGCAACCATTCTTGGAACCATCCAGTCAACCCTGACAAACTTTAAGTATCTTAGAAAGATCTGGAAGAACAACACGGAGGAAGAAAGACTTCTTGGCGTGTCTCTGACTGGTATTATGGATTGCCCTATTCTTACGCAGAATAATGCTAACCTGAAGGAGCTACTTAGTGACCTCCGTAATCATGCAATTGAAATCAATCGTGAGTATGCCGCTAAACTGGGTATTAACGAAAGCACAGCTATTACTTGTGTTAAGCCTAGCGGCACTGTATCTCAGCTTGTGGATAGTGCTAGCGGTATTCATGCTCGCCATAACCCCTATTATATACGTAATGTTCGTAGTGATATCAAAGATCCTATCACTACTTTCATGGTTGAAAGTGGAATCCCCAACGAAGTAGATAAGAGTAATCCTCAGAATATTGTCTTTTCTTTTCCCGTAAAGACTCCAGAGGACGCTGTCTGCCGGAATGATATGGGTGCCATCGAGCAGCTTGAATTCTGGAAAATCTATGCCACATCATGGTGTGAGCATAAGCCGTCAGTTACAATCTCTGTCAAAGAAGAAGAATGGCTTGACGTCGGAGCATGGTGCTGGAGAAATTTTGATATGCTCTCCGGTATCTCGTTTCTCCCCTATGATGACCACATCTATCAGCAGGCTCCCTACATTGACATCAACAAGGAAGAGTATGAGGAACTACTCATGAAGATGCCCTCACATATTGATTGGACAAAGCTGGCCCTCATTGAGAAAGAGGACAATACAAAAGGTTCACAGGAGCTTGCATGTTCAAGCGGCTTTTGTGAGATTGTATAATGACAGTCAGGAAAGCATTCTCTCGAAACCTGTATAACAAAAGCGATAAAACAGCAAAGGATATTCTGAAGACTTACCTGAGTAGATCAGGTCATTCTCTCCTCAATGATGAAGAGAACTACCATGCCGATATTGAAACACGAAAGAATGGAAAGAGGTATTTCCATGAGGCTGAAATCAAGTATGCATGGAACGGAGAATGGCCTCTCCAGTGGAATGAAATAAGAATCCCTTTTAGAAAACAAAGACTGCTGGATAAATACCAAGATCATAACTTGACCTTCTATGTCATCTCTGGCGATCAAGAACGGTTCTGGAAGATTCCGGCAACTGTCCTCAAGACATGTGAAATTAGAGAGGCCAGCAATAAATATATTGACAAGGGGGAAAAGTTTTTCCATATACCAACCAGTAAGGCCCTTTTGGTCATGATGAACCTAGTAGAAGAGGATTTGTAAATATGAATGACACCGATAGAATTTCTGAACTTGAAAAAGAAATCAAGGATCGAATGGACGAACTCAAGGAACTGACCATGTCAGACAGTGACAAGGCTTATTCTTCCTATCTGGCTTCTCTAAATAATTGTCAGGAACTTTGGATGAAGTATATCGAAGCCCTTAAGAAAGAAGGAGGAGAGATTCAAATGGGCTTTGCCTTTCATCGTATTCCTTTAACCTACCTAGATTGGTAACAACATGGACTACTGGCCCAAGATTTATATTGGACATGATAACAGAGAAGACATTGCATATGAGGTTTGTCAGTCTTCTCTCCTGACTTCTTCGAGTCTTCTCCTTGAAGAAGACATTGTCCCAGTGAAACATCAGACCCTACGAAATGAAGGTCTTTTCAATAGAGCATGGCGTATTGATGAAAAAGGACAATACTGGGATGAGCTTGATGGTAAGCCTTTTTCAACCGAGTTTTCTTTTACCCGGTTTCTTGTTCCTGAGATGGCAAGACGAGATGGAATTAAGAAAGGGCCTGTGATTTTTGTTGACTGCGATTTCCTCTTCTTGGAGGATGTTTATTCAATGGTAATGAACCACTTCGATCCTTCCAAGGCAGTTCAGGTTGTCAAGTTTAACTTTAATACAACATCAACCACCAAGATGGATAACAAGATTCAATCAAGTTATCCCATGAAGCTATGGTCTTCACTCATGATGTTTAACATGGGACATCCGGATAATCTTAAGCTTACTCCAGAAATGGTTAACTCGGCTACCGGATCATTTCTACATGGGTTTGGCTGGATTTCTTCTCCAGATTTAATTGGGGAAATCCCACCACAGTGGAATTATGTAGCCGGGGTTACACAGGGTGATGAGCCTGCTGCCATCCATTATACAGAAGGGGGCCCTTGGTTTCCAGAATACAAGGAATGTCCGTTTGCAAACGAATGGTACCGGGCGCTTATCACCTATTTTTACGATATTACCACATGCCTTGAAACTTGTCACTCTACAACCATGGACTCATAAATGACAACCTCTTATAAAATCGAACTAACATCAGACATCACTGTTCTAACCTCTTTCAAGGTTGATGACTATCATACATATGCCTCAAGATTCCTTGAATCATGGGTAAAGTTCTGGCCAAAGAATATCAGGCTTACGGCATATTATAATGGAGGAAAGCTTCCGAAAGATGTCATCAAGGCAAAGAATATCAATTATGTATCACTGGACAAGAATCAGCAGCTTGTTAGTTTCAAGGAACGAAACGCTCAGTTTAATGGCGGCAATCCTTATAACTATCGCATGGATGCTGTAAAGTTTTCCCATAAGGTTTTCGCCATCTGTGACCATGTAAATAAGATGTCAGTCAAAGATGAGATGGGATGGCTTGTCTGGATTGATGCGGATGTTCTGACGACCAAAAGGATTGAACCATCTTTTCTAAACAAGATTTTTCCAGACACTGCTGACATTGTCCATCTTGGACGTGCCGGAGTTATTGATTATTCCGAGACAGGATTTCTCGGTTTCAATCTGACATATAACAAGGCACACGACTTCCTCAGAGACTGGCGATCCCTATATACAACCAATGAAATCCTTGGACTAAGGGAATGGACTGATGCGTTCTCATTTGAAAGACTTCTTAATATCCACAAGAATCATGGAATTACAGCGCACAATCTATCGCCACATGCGGCCTCTCTGGAAGCCTTTGATTACTCTCCTCTCACAGAGTATTTCATTCATTTCAAGGGTGGTAGAAAGAGCATTCTCAATTCTCCATATGAACCCGGTCCAAACCGTTATCGAGACATTGAGAAGTTCATCCAGCACTATAACAGAACAAAGCTTCTCGAAGTCGGAACATGGAATGGAAAGAGGGCACTCCGTCTCATTACGGCTGCGCTTCAGAATTCTGATTCTGTCCATTATGTTGGACTGGACCTATTTGAAGACGGCAATGAAGAACTGGATAAGATCGAGGGTAATGTAAAGCAAAGAACATATCTACATAATGTGAAGGCTCTGCTTAACACATTCTCCAAGGATGCCCTTCTTGAGGGTAAGAAGGTATCCTTTGAGTTAATCAAGGGTAATTCACGGGAGACTCTCCCGGAAATCCTATCTCGATACACCCCTGACTTTGCCTACATTGACGGCGGTCATTCTATTGAAACCATCAGGTCAGACTACGAGAACCTGAAGAATGTTCCTGTGATTGTCTTTGATGATTACTACAAGAAGGATGGGGACGGGAGCCTCAGCTTTGACACGGAACTTTATGGGTGCAACCAGATCGTAGACAAGGAACTACCGGAG